TCTAAGAAGTGCTTTTGTGATGAAACTATTTAACGTAGTTCCTGTAGGGATACTTAAGTTTCCACCACCTTTTGATCTTTGTGGAGGAGTTGGTGCAGAACCACCACCAGTAGGAATTGGAACTGTAACAACTTGACCTTTCTTTTCTGGTGTTACACCTTGTGCAACTCTTGTTCCATTTCCTGCTCCTTCAAGATTAAGTGATGTTCCACCTTTTCCACTGATAGTGGGAACATCATTAACTTTGCCATCCATCTGCACTCTAGACAGACGAATTAAGGAGACATAAGGTGCTGGAACCATATCAGGTGTTCCCGATGTCCATGCTTTACTATTTGCTTCTAAGTGAATATGTGGTCCAGTAGACCTTCCAGTATTACCAGTGATTGCAAATGAAGTTCCTGCTGGAACAGTTTCTCCTGCCTTTCCAATAAGAATCTTACTATTGTGTGCAAATCTAAGGTGTACGCCGCGAGAAGGAACATGTAAATCAACTACATATCCATATCCTTTATCATAAGTAGATCCATCCACGACAGCATCTGCCGTCAAGGAAATGTATAATCCTGATGCACAAGCAATATCAATGCCTTTATGGGGAGCGTTTCTAAAACTCTCCTGCATTCCCATGGTTGATGTTATAATCGCGTTTTCACCAAGAATGTTGCTAACATCATCATTAACTCTATACCTAGTGCTCTGGTCAACCTGAGTTATTTCTGGTTCAGGTGTTGGTGTTTCTAGAGCACTAGCCGCTGCTTTTTTGGCGGTAACCATGTAATCCCTATACTTACCAGACTTATAAACAGACCAAGCACCATATCCTTGGAGTTCATAGATTTTATATGCTGCCCTAGCATTTGTAAGAGGGTCAAGTAATTCTTCATTAGATTCAATACCAAATAATTTTCTTCTTTCGGGACCCATGTCCCCTAACATATTAATCTGCCATAAACCATAAGACAGATCGCCAGTGTTTGGATTATTGTTTAAAGCAGCACTATCACCTGACGATTCCGCCATAGCAATAGCAGTCATTGTAGCAATCTTATCTTCTGGAAAACCTGCTGCTCTAGCTGCTCTAGCAATTTCTTCTTGATTAAGTGTGCCTCCAGTTGGAACATTACCATCAAATTGACGACCTTGATTTCCAGAACCAGAACCAGGTTGGTCTTTCTTCTTCTCAGTCTTAATTCCTAGCAATTGTTTTATACCATCACCAAGATAATCAATAAGATTAAAAGATTTAAAGTCCTGGATCATCCTTCTAAAATCTTGTTCGAATCTTCGAACTCCATTTGTGACTTTACCTTGTTCTTTATCGACTATACCCTTTTGGGCAAAGAAGTCGAAACTCATTAATCTTGTGGCAATATCACCAAGATTAGAAGTAAATCCAACAAAGAAATTTTGTATTCCTTCGAACCAATTCTTTAGAACACCTGCAGCTTGCTGTATTCTTCCAATTAAGTCTTGAACAGCATCTATGATGACTGGAAGATTAGTAACCATCCATCCTACTAGGATAGTTCCAAGGAAGTCCATAATCCTTCCAAGGAATCCTTTAGTGCTACTCCCAATTACTTTAGAAGTTCTTCTAAGAATTCCTGGAACTCTACCTGCTTCAATCAGATCTTCTTGCTCTCTTCTTCTAACTGCTTCTCTTCTCTTTCCAAATAGTTGACGCCTTCTAAGTATAGCATCTTTTTTTAATTTATTGCTGTCATTTAAATTACGAATGATAGTTGATGAAGTGCTGTTAGCAGCACGGAGACTAGCACCAAAAGAATTGATGGAACTTTGTATCCCTTCAATGCTGTCGCTATTTTTAAGTAGTGATGTTTTTATTTTCGCCATCAGACTCCTACCACATTGAAGTTAGACATAGCACCAAGAGTGTACATGTTATCATCATTACTAGTCGCATACATTTCAACACCACCAATTGGTCCACCAGAAACAGGTGCTGCTTGAGATGGTGCTCCACCACCAGCAGAAACAGGCATTGGAACAACAGTTACACCAGGTTCTTCTGGTGCTTGAGAGACTCTTCGTGCTACATCTTTACTCTTACTCATTGATTGCAACATTGATGGTGGAAGAGTTCCATACTTACCAATGTACTTCTCTTGTCTAATGTATTCTAAAGTTTCTGGATCAACTACTTTATCACCAACCTTACCCTCCGATCCAACTGGTTTTGAAAGATCAACTTCACCAAAACCCATATCAAATGTAGTTTTGGTTTCAGTCTGCATTTTTCTCTTTGCTGCAGAGCGACCCATCTGTCTAGGTTTTGAATCATCTCCACCCATTGCCTTAATAATACTTTCAGCAGTATTAAAAGATCCTTTGATAGACTCAATAGATTTTAGAGTGTCTCCACCAACATTGTCCTCATCACCAATGATTTCTCCTTCATTGGGAAAAAGATCCCTGAAATCCCACCATTGATTTTTAGTCTCTGGTTGTTCTATATTATCTTGATTATCATTAGATCCTTCAGTGCTTCCATCATTAACTTGAGCAGGTGGATCATCTCCTTCTACCCTACCTATAGGATCATCATCTCCCGCATCGTCATCTACAGGAGCTGGTTTAAATGGTGATGGAAGACCAACAGCACCTAGAAGATAATTTGCTGCTGCTTTACCAGCATCAATAATGAATTTCAATAACTGTCGCCCAGGATCTGTAAACAATCCAACTGCTGCAACTGCCAGTAGTTTTACACCAAGAACTGAGAATGTTCCCGTAATAGCAGCAATCGCCAGTTTTATCCCAACAAATATTCCAGCAATAATACCAAGATTCTTGAGGACATTATTCTTAATTTCATTCAACTTATCTCCATTTCCTTCACTCAATGCTTTCAAGGTTTGAACACCTTGATTCAACAACCATCCACCAAGAATTGCTGTGAAGAAATCTCCAAGTCTTCCAAGCGTAAATTGTGCTTTATTAGCAATCTTTTGTGCTGGTGCTAATGCTGCTGCTTGTATCTTCTTTTCAATTAAACTTTCTTTTCCTTCTCTAAGTTTTTGTTGTGCTAACTTATTTTCTAACTCTATCGCTTGATTATCTTGCTTCTGTTGGAGTGCTTGTGATGTAGTAAGATTTGTAGCAATAACTTGAAGAGAACCAGTTAAAGACTGCATCTGAGCAGTCAGACCCTGAAGTTGAGATGAGACAACACCAAGTTGTAATGAGTTCTTAGTAATAAGTGCCTTAGACTCAGCAGCATCCTCCACGGCAGCAGGAGCAACTGCTCTGCCTGTATAGGCAGCAGCGGACATTCTTGGTCCTCTACCAAATATTGGGGAAATCTCAACCATTCTGCTGTTGTGCCTTTAGGTTTTCTTCTTCAATATACTGTTGGAGGAAAGCAAGGTAAATTTCTTTCTCCCACGGTATCATATTTTCTAACTCTGTCAAGCTATATTTATGATGCTGCATCAAGGCAAAATTGATTCGGAAGTATGACTCAAGATCAGTATGAGCCATACTCAACCGAAAAAACTTGCTAATCCCTCAAGTACAATCTCATTATCTACTCCCGTGTTGGGATTTTTGACCACAATAGTATGTGATAGTTTGGGCATTGTAGCAAAGAAAGTTTCAATTTCTTTAAATTGCCTGGAGTTCAACTGTTCGATAAAATCTTTTAGTTCTTTCTCAGTGCAATCAGAAGCAGACCACGACTCTTCTTCATTATAAATCTGCTCAATGCATGACATAATGATACCAAAGGTATCTTCAACACCAGCATCAGTAACAATAAAGTTGCTTTGAATAAACTCATTCATCGAAGGATATCTCATCCTAAGAGTCAATTGATCATCGAGTTTGATATCTCTTGAGTGATCTTCATCATGTTGAATTTGAATAGAATCCAAATCAATCACAGTAGGAACTTTTGTGGTTCCATCATCAGGACAGGTCACAAGAACCTCTACTTCCTCACCAACAGACTTACCACGAATGTTGAGGAACAAGTATTCAATATCAAAAGTAGAAAGTTCTTCTACTTTGACTCCACGGGTGAGGATGCAATTCTTGATTACATCTTTGACTGCACCAGCAATCTGTTTTGTATCTTCGCTTTCCATAGCGACGATCAAAACCTTTTCTTCCTTCACTAAGAATGGTCTATACTTAATCTTCTTCTTAGTCGAAGGTATCACCAACTCATAGGTTGGTGTAGCAATCTTTGGTAAAGGCATTACGATTCATGCACATCAGTAAAATTATTTAGTGGGGTTAATTGCGACCTCTAGCACCAGAGTCACTAGTTGAAGTGTACTGAGCGTTACTGATTTGCGCCTTATTCAGTGATGTAGATGCTGGATCTATATTAAACATATTTGCATAGTTACCAACTAGTTCCACATTAGCACTATATCCAAGATCATTATTATTGAGAACATCACTAAAATTCATACCATATACACTATTCTGTGCGGCACCGAATATTGAATTGGATCCTTGTTCTTGATTATTCTTGTCTCCAATATATTCATTAATCGAACGAGACTTTCCACAATAGTATCTGTCATAATTAAATGAAGCAGATGCTTTTAATAAGGTGGAACCTTCATATGAAACTGGAGTTGCATTCAATGCGATTGGGAACAATCCAAAGAATCTATACTCAATATATCTCTTGTAATCTCTTTCAAACTTGATGATTCTAGTTTCATCGCACTTATATTCACTTGGATATCTCATTCTAAAATGATATCCATCACGCAGAGGATTTACTCCCTCACCACTTGTCTCCGAACCACCAGAGATAAACTCCATCCAGTGTTCAATAAATTTTAAAGATCTATATGAGTTATCAACATAGAATTCCATGTCCATCTGGACAAAAGTTCTAGTATGTGCAAACTTTTCAGTAACTCCAGTAAAGTTTCCAACAACATCTGCTGTTGCAAGACCACTACCAGGTAATGATGCTCTATTACAAAGTAAACTGAGGTTATCAGAAATAAATCTAGAATCCATCCCCCTATTACGAAGATGCTTTCTCAATTCTCCACTCAGTCCACCAAACTCAACAATAAAATGAGAACTCTGAGCAACTTCTGTTAATGTTGGTTTTATCTGCGATATTTTTTTCGGAAATGGTCTAGGCACTCTAAATACTCTTAGGTGATTGTTTAGTTATTTAGATGTCATATAAGGGAAAATATAAACCCTCTTATCCAAAGAAATATAAGGGTGACCCAACCAATATCATATATCGTTCTCTTTGGGAACGCAAGTTCATGGTTTACTGTGATAAGAATGAAAATATATTAGAGTGGCAGTCTGAAGAGTTCTGCATCCCATATCGTTCTCCCATTGATAATAAGATTCATAGATATTTCCCAGACTTCTTTATCAAGTATAGAGATACTAGCGGTAGAATTAAATCATCTCTCATCGAAGTTAAACCACTTCGACAGTGCTCTCCTCCACCGAAACCAAAGAGGCAGACTAAAAAGTATCTGAGTGAAGCATATGAGTATGCTAAGAATCAGGCAAAGTGGGAAGCAGCAAGAGAGTTCTGTAGAGACAGAATGTGGGAGTTCAAAGTAATGACGGAGAAAGAACTAGGTATCAACTAATGGCGAAACGACCAACAGATACAGATACTAATGTAAACAGAATCCGTTCTGTTGTTGATAATATGACGGGTCTAGCAGATCCAGATGATAGAATGGTTGAAGTTCTTGAACTATTGACCCCAACTCCAGTGAGATCTGTTCAATCTGGTAAGTTATATCTGTTCATCTATAACGCCAAGACTCCAAACATCACATTCGATCAAAATCCTTTCATAGCAGTTACAGATGTGTTCCAGTGGGGATTTCGTGGATTCAGTGCTCACTGGAGAGAACCAAGACAATATACATGGAGTGAAGTGGGAACTGATGTGTATGAAGTCTATCGTTCTGAAGTAAATGATATACTTAGACTGTCACTTATGAATAAGCGTCTAAATAACTAAAAAACTAGGCAGATGCCCTATAATTTAAATTTTGGTGATATTGGTAATTTAAATGTTGATATGGGTTTAGACCCAGAAAACTTTTTTAAAAGTGATTATATGAAGAGGACCGTTTATGGAACACCTCCTCCAGCGGATGTGATGCGATATCCGCTGAAAGCGATTGAGAAGGAGCAGGATATGCTTCTTATTAGAATTTTTGATCAGGTTCAGAATCCATTTGGAATTGAAAATGTTGTTGAAGGGGATTATATAAAAGAAAGAGATGATAAAGGGAATCTAACAGGTAAAGTTTCACTTATAGATGGTACTTTTAAAGGAATTAATCGACTTCAAACAAAAAATGAAGCTTTCAATCTGGAAGGAAACACCTATGATAAGGAAAAATCATTAAAAGCAAATGCAAGATATATTTGGTTGCCTATCCCACAACAAATAAGTGATTCTATTACTGTAGGATATTCTGAAGATACCTTAAATCCACTTCAAGCTGCTGGAATGGCTTTAGCTTCTGATTTGATTGATAATCCAGTAAAAGCTGCTGGAAAAGTGATGGATATTTTGACAAAAGTTGGTGGATTAAAAATATCTGATTCTGCAGCAAGTGCTTTGCAAACATCATTAGCAGGACAAGCTCTTAATCAACTTGGTGCTAATGTTAATCCTCAGTCACTAATTACTCGTTCTTCTGGTCAGATTCTTCAGTCAAACTTAGAGCTCTTGTTTAACAAGGTAACTCTTAGAACATTCCCATTCACATTTGACTTTACACCAAGAGAACCTGCTGAGGCACAAGTGGTGAAAAAGATTATTAGAACGATTAAAAAAGCAACTGTTCCTAAGAAAGGGAACGGTATATTCATCAACTCACCAGACTTGTTTCAGTTGGAATATGTTGCTGGTGGCGAAAAACAGCATCCATTCTTACACAAATTTAAGGTTGGTGTTATTGAAAACGTATCTGTTAATTATACTGCTTCTGGAACTTATGCAACTTATAGCGACAGAACACCAGTTCACATTAGAATGAGTTTTACTTTCAAAGAGATTAATCCAATCTACATGGAAGATTATGATGATGCTGCAGCACAAGATGGTGACTTTACCGTAGGAGGAGTTGGTTACTAATGTCTTACTTTAGAGAACTACCTGATATTCTATATCAGTCAAACTTATTACATAAGACTTCATCACAGGAGTATATAAGAATCAAGAATCTCTTTCGTAGAGTAAAGATTCAAGATTGGATTCAAGACAACGTACAGTTTTTTAACAAATATACTATCCGCGATGGTGAAAGACCTGATACTATGGCGGAAAGATTATATGGTACCTCAGAGCGTGATTGGATTATTATATTAACTGCTGGAATCACTAACATTAAAAATGAATGGCCACTAGGAAACTATGATTTATATCGTTATGTTGAAGCAAAGTATGGTACAGATCTGAATTCTGTCCACCATTATGAAACAATCGAAGTAAAAGATAATCTAGGAAGATTAATTTTACCTGGTGGTCAAAGAGTTGATCAAAACTTTACGATTAAAACTCCTTTCGATGCTTCTGCAACCAAGTTTTATATCACCAATCCAGATCTTGGTGGTGGGGGTGGAACTCCTCCAGATTATGATATAAATCCACCTTTCCTTGGTCATGGATCAACAAAATACATGGGTGTTAATCAGGAAATAAGTCCCGTAACTGGTGTTTCCAACTATGAGTATGAAACACGACTGAATGAAAGCAAGAGAAGGATTGAAGTAATGAAACCAATCTATCTTCAACAGTTCTTGAATGATATGAGAGAACTGATGAGTTATAAAGAAAGTTCCCAGACAGTCAATAGTAAACTACTGATTACTGAGAACACTAGACTTATTGGACCATAAGAGTTCTAGACTCTTATCAAAAATCATAACATATCGGTGTTTGCGAG